ATGATCGAGTTCCGTATTCTCTCCGATGATCACCCTGATCTCGCGCATTCGCCCTTCCTGCGCGCGGCGCTGTTGACGTTGCAGTACGCCCAGGAGCACGGCGCTATCGGTTTGACCAAGACGAAGGCGTTCAAGCGCGTCTTCGTGCATTGGGCGGTTGAGCACTTCGACTGGCCGGGCAGCAGCGCGGAGGAGATGTTCCGCTATAGCAAGGTCATCAATGAATACGAGTTCCCGCCGCTCGAGCTCCTGCATTACCTCTTAATCACCTTGCGCTTGGGGCGGCACTTCAAAGGTGAATTCCGGCTGACCAAGCGCGGTACGGATCTGGCGCAGGCACCGGGGAAGTTGTTCGCTGAACTTGTTCTCTTCTTTGTTCTTCAGATCGACCATGCGTCCTATGCGCGCTTTGAAGAGCGGCCATTTGGAAAGTGGGATGTCTGGATGAACGTGATCAATGTCGAAGCCAACCTGGGCACAAACGAGCGAGCGCTATTTGCGGCGTTCTATGGCGAGGAACATGATTGGGATAATGCCGGATGGCGCGAAATGGCCGCGTTCTCCTCCTGCGTCTTGCGCCCGCTTGAATGGGCCGGATTGCTTGTCCAAACCCGAGAAGAGCGCGACGGCAGGCATGTGCACCACGTATTCAAGACGCCGTTGTGGCGCAGCGGCCTGAAACTGGACACCGATGACATGTTGCGGCCCGTATCAGTGCAGTGAAAACAGCACGAGACTCGTATAGCTGACGTTCATGCGTCGCGCAGCTAACGGCAGGAACGAGCCTATTTTGTTGAAAAAGTCGCTGTAATTTCGGTGGATGGCGGCCTCTCGGCGTAGGGCGCGGGCTTATCGTTCCGCCCGTTTTACTGGGCGGCTTGTTGGTCTGTCGTATTGCCGGTTCAGATCATATTGCGATCCTTGTTTCGCCAGTCTTGGGTCTTAGTTTTGCGAGTTTTCGAAGGTTCTGGGCAATTGCAGCGAGCGTAAATTCGTCCCTTACACCGCAGGGCCCTCGAAGCCGGAGCCGTCCCAAGCCGAGAATGCGTTTGAGGTGGGCGAAGAGCATTTCGACCTTTTTGCGTTTGGCTTGGGCCTTGGGGTTGAAGGAAGACTTGGCGGCCAGTCGGGCAAAGTCACGCGCGTCCTCATGTTCCTCGCGGCCAATGAAGCGGGTGTTTGTGTTTGGGCAGCATTTTGGTTTTGACGGGCACGCATCGCAGATGGCTTTGGTGGCGCGGTATCTGCGCCGCTCGGTTTTGGGTTCTTTCCTACGCGGGTCAGAATAGTTCCGACGAGACTGCAACAGGTGCTGGCCTTCAGGGCAAGTATAGCGGTCATTGTCTTCATCCCATTCGAAGTCTGAACGAGAGAATGTGCCATCTGTGCGCTCTGATTTATCGATCAAGGGGATAAATGGAATGATGCTGCGCTTCTTTGTCAACCACGCCAGATTCTCCGCTGAGCCGTAAGCCGTATCTGCAACCAGCCAGTCTGGCTTGATGCTGAAGCGCTCTTCCGTACGATCAATCATGGTTTGCGCGGCACCCACTTCGGCCTGCCTGATGGAACGTGTTGCCTCGACATCAACGATGACGGAATGATCCGTATCGATCAGATAATTGTTTGAATAACAAAAGATCGCCGGACCCTTGCGCGCTGCAGTCCACTGGCTGGCCGGATCGGAGTGAGACGTGAACTTGGGTTTGACAGGGGTTGATGCGCCAAAGGCCTTGTCATCAAGAACGTCGAGATATTCCCTGACTGCTCGCGGTGCATCGTCTGGATTGATTGCCGATACATCCCATTCCGACTGTGCCGTGGAGTTCATTCTATCGACATCGGCTTCGATCAGGCTGGCATCAACGGCAAAGCCATGGCCGCCAACAAGGCCTTCAGAAATGCAGCGCGCAACGGTGGCCTCAAACACAATACGGAGAAGATCGCTGTCACGGAATTTACCGTGACGGTACTTTGAGAAAGTGCTGTGATCGGGCACCTTTTGGTTCAAGCCGAGGCGACAGAACCAGCGATAGGCCAGGTTCAAATGAACTTCGTCACAAAGCCGCCGTTCCGACCGAATGCCCATAACATATCCGACCACCAGCATCCGGATGATCAGTTCAGGATCAATCGAGGGACGCCCGAGGTGGCTGTAATACTGCTTCAGCTGCTGGCGGATTGTGTCAACGTCCAGAAACCTATCAATCTCGCGCAACAAGTGATCCGACGGAACATGCGCCTCCATGTCAAAGTCGTAAAACAGCAGCGCCGGAGCTTCTTGAGTGCCCATCATCGCAAAATCCTCCCTCGTTCTACAATAACGAGTGAATCAAATGACTTACTTCAAAGCAACAAGACTTTTCAACAAAATAAGCCCACCTTGACGGATTTCTGCAATGCCGCGAAAGGCGGCTAACATAAAGCAGGCCGAAATCTTCAACAACTGCTTGGGTTTTGAACGAAGTTTGTGGCAGTGGAAAACGGCCCATAACCAACTGTTCCAAAAACGAGCTATACTGGTGCAAAACCCCGCTTTTTGCTTAGACGTCGCAAAAATTAAAAAAAACGCCGCCAAGTCGATCCAAATCCACCTGAATATCAGCACTTTCTTGGCAGAAGTGGAACTTTTTTCTGCTAAATGGCCGCAAAGGACCTGAGGGTCGAGTTTTTCACCGATATCGAGTCTTATTGGAAAGGGTTGAAGCCTAAGGGCAAACATGGAAAGTCTTGTTCATTCCGCAGGCTAGAAGCTAGAGAAGGGTCGTATTGATGGCATTGGATTACGCAACCCCAGATCCACGTTTAACCCGTGAATTAGAGCAAGTTGCTAAAGAATCTGATCGGGTAGCTGACACTTTGCGTGGTATCAATCTGATGCCACAGAAGTTTCCGGTCGAAGCACTTCAAGAAATATGCATCTCTCTTTCCAATTTGAAGAACGGCACGGCGGAAGGCAGTGTAGAACCCCTCAATTTCGCGCGGCATGTGCTGCCATTGGTTCGGCGGGACCATTTTCATATTGAAGGTGAAGAACCTGAACTGAATGATGAAGATGACACATACTTCACTCGTGAGCATCCGCTCGACGTCGCGATAACACGGCTTTATGTCGCTGTCGGCACGGCGCTTGACGAGTATCGTTCACAAGCACAGGGTAAATATGATGATCACGTCGGTGCAGAAGAAACTCTTGAATTCGGTAAAGACGGCACTTTTGCTGATATCAGCAACAAATCGCGCGACATCGCTCAAAACGCAGAGCAAGAGTCCAAAAATCTAGCTAAGTGGGCTGAAGTGGGTTCCATACACGCCGATAGTCTACGGCGACAAGTTCAAGACAGCGCGAACATTGCGCATTCTATTCAATCACAAATTCGTATTCGACCGATTGTAGCACGGTGGTATGAATCTGCGAGCATCGCTTTGTCAAAGTTGCCGGATGTGATGATTAAGACCGCTAATAAGATTCATGTCGGAGTCGATGTTGGTCAAATCTGGATGGAAGAATGGAGTGGATTTAATAAACGTCTCCGGCATCTTGCTTACGATCAAATACGCAGTCTTGCGGTAGCTTTGGCGGCGACGGGAGAGCGACTCAAGATAAACCGTCGCCCCGCAATAGTAGCTGTCGAAAGGCAAAGAGACCCACAGACTCTTGATGCGGAACGCCGAGTGAAAGAGATTCTTTTGTCCGGTGCCAAATTACATCCTGATCTCGCGGTAAAGGCTGAATTTCTCTCTTTTCATAATAGGGACGGTCGCATCAAACGTCATTCTGACCTGTTATTACTAAAAAATCTGAAAACTCTGCGATTGAGTAACTTTAGCTTAAGCCCCAAAGAGACGAAAACTGTGGGGCAGCTCACTAACCTGACCAGCCTGTCCGTGCATATAAATGAGGCCCGCGATTTTGCGGCGCTAAATAGTCTCACCAACCTGACCAACCTATGGGTCTTTTCAAACAAGGCTAGTGACCTTACTGCGCTTGGGCAGTTAACTAACCTAACCGGCCTGTCAGTGCGGGCACACGAGGCCAGCGACCTTACGGCACTGGGACAGCTCACTAACCTGACAAGCCTGTCTGTGAAGACAAACAGGGCTAGCAACCTTACGGCGCTGGGACAACTCACTAACCTGTCCAAGCTGAGGTTGCAGACAAACGGGGCCAGCGACCTTATGGCGTTGGGAGAGCTCACTAAACTGACAAGCCTGTCAGTGCATGCAAACGAGGCCAGCGACCTTGCGCCGCTGGGAAAGCTCTCGAACCTGACAAGCCTGACAGTGCAGGCAACTGAGGCCAGTGACCTCACGGCACTGGGACAGCTTACCAACCTAACAAGCCTGTCGGTGCGTGCAGGCGAGGCCATCGACGTTACGGCCCTAGGGCAGCTCACAAACCTGACCAACTTGTCCTTACATGCAAACAAGGTCACCGACCTAACGGCACTGGGGCAGCTTACGAACGTGAATAACCTGAAGCTAAATACAAACATTGCCAGCAATTTTTCAGTGCTGGGAGGTTTGCCAAACCTAATTGGCTTATCAATACAGGCAAACAAAGTGAGCGGCTTTTCTGAAATGGCTGGGCTGACCAACCTAACCAACCTGACGGTGAATGCGAATAACGTAAACTTAGAAGGAGTTCACCAACTCAAGGCCCTGAAGCAACTCGAGATATCAATTGCGAAGGAGGTAGACCTTGCGCCCCTCATGAGGTCATCTAGTCTAAAAAAACTCTACTTGGCAAATGTAACATTCCGGAATTCAAGGCTATTGAAAGCAGTTGAAATAGAGCTTGTCGGCAATAGTCGGGAAATCTGAGATATTTGTTTAGGAAAATGCTTGAATAGAACACCTATATTGGTTCCAAAAAACCACCATTTCTTGAACGGTTGGCAAAACCGGCCATTCACGCAACCGCAGAGAAAGCTCGCTTCGTTCGCACTGCGGTCACTCAAGATGAACGTCTCGACTGACCGCTCCGCAGCCGCTGGCCCTACCTCGCCCGCTTGTCCGCGACCGACCAGACCACCGATCCAATTGTCAGGAGTGCACCGATCACCGGTTCAATATCGGAGGCTTGGACATAGCCCTTGGCCACCAACGCGGTGCCAGCGACCGTCAGAATTTGTCGGATCAGCGCGAGGATTGCAGGTTTCAGCATGATTATCTCCTGTTCAGATTTCATTGGTGGATGCGAGGAATTCGCCCGGTTTCATCGTCCGCAGGCGTTGCTGACGGGGTGGGACGGTGGCGGGCCAGCGCGCGCCAAGGAGGCGGGACTTGGCGATGCGGGCGATGGTGACGGCGTCGGATTGGTTGCCGCCGAGCACGTAGAAATGCGTGTCGTCCTGCCCCATCGCGAAACCAACGTGCCCACCAGAGCCGCGCGAGAACACCAGCACGGCACCGGGTGTTGGCTTTACCTCCTGCCCGAACAGCAACCAGTTGCGCGCCCAGTAGGGATTGGCGCCCAGCGCGCCCAAAAGCGGTTCGTCGGGCAGAGCAACACGAATGCAGGTCTCCACGAAATCCCCGCACCACGGGTTCTTCGATGGATCTCCTAGGCTGCGACCATCACGCTTCAACCAGCCCATCAGCCAGGAGCGATCACGGGCTTCATGACGCCCCAAGGCAGATTTGGCCTCCGTGATCCAAGGCAATGGGCCCGGCGGGGCGACGGCTGCCGCGCGCCCGTTCGCAGCCAACAGCGCTTTTATCGCGCGTGCTGTGCGCAGGCCCCAGAGGCCGTCGATTGCACCGGGCGAATGGCCCAACTGGTCCAGACCATTCTGGATCAGCTGGATGGGGTCGCGGGTGTTGGCATTCATGGGAAGGCTCCTTTCGCTCGTCTCAGGGCATGAAAAAAACCCGCCTTGCGGGCGGGTCGGGGTGGATCGGTTTGATGTGTGTGAGTTGGTCAGTTGCTGCGACCGCGCTGGAAGGCCTCGAACATCAGATCGCGCATGGCGCGTATGTCGGCCTCGATGCGTTCCAGCCGGTCGGCTTCGGTTTCACGATCTTCGGCGCGCTGTCGGTCAACGCGGTCGCGCTCGGCCAGAAGTTCGCGGTCGAGCCTTGCGAGCATGGCGTCGTTGGTGAATGCTTTGCGCGTGACGGCGGCCAGCAGAGCGATGGTGCCACCGATCAGCGCAGTGATGGCGGCGGTGATGCCGTGATCGCGAAAGGCTACGCCAACATCCTGTAGCAGTGTGGTTTGTTCTGTCATGGCTCAATCCTTTAGAAATCGGTCTCGACGTAGACACCCGAGCAGTCGTAGGCGACCGCCGCCGCCGTGGCGCCGTTGTTCATGTAATTGCGCGGGCTCAGCAGCTGGGTGGCGGCGGGCATGTCGCTGGAGATGGTGAACTCGACGGCAGCACCACTGACCTCCTCGACCACCCGCACGCCGATGTCTGATCCGTTCGGGGCCGCCACGATGTAAAGCGTCAATACGTTGGTCAGGCTGTTGACCGGGAAGCTCGCACCCAGATCGGTCAGGCTTGGTGCACCGGTGCCATCGTTGTGCACCAGCTGCCAGTTGGTGTGGGTGCCGCGTTGGAAGCCGATCCCGATACAGTTGGCAGCCGCCGCCAATGTCAGCGTGGTGGCCAGTGCCGCAGTTGATCCATAAAGCCCGAAAAAGCCCATGCCGGTGGGCTGCAGCGCATTCAGGGACAAGCGGTTGACGTAGTTCCAGCCGCCCAAGCCATCTGCATTGCCACGCCAGCAGACCCAACCTGCGGAGCGTTCTTCGGCAGAAGCATTGGCCGTTGCGGCACTGGTGACGCGCCAGCGTCGCATGCTGTCGGCCAAACCGACGGTGGTGAGCGTTGGCGTCGCCACAGTGCCCACAGCGGTGCGCGGCATGCCATTGGTGTTGACGGTCGTACTGCTTGAGGGTGCCCACGTCGCGATCCGGTTCACCCCGAAGTGGGGCTGCAATGGAAAGAACCGGCCAGAGGGACGCTGAACGTCCAGCCATCCGGCCCCAGCGCGGTCACGAGCGTAGACCGCGAGCTTGCCCGCAGGCGGCGGGTCCGGAGCGGTGGGGAGGCTTGGCATGTGCAGCGGTTCGGGCAGCTCGATCCGGCCGGAATTGCGGTCGATCCGGATGGCATCAAAGAAGGACGATCCATTCGGGCTGACTTTGAAGCTGAAATCGTCATTGCCGAGAAGGCCGATCAGCGCCCGCGCCGAGAACCCGGTCTTGAAGGCGAAAGCGGCATCACTTGCTGGCGCCGCCTTGTTGAAGGTCGCCTCGATCCCAGCGCCTGCGTTGTTGAACAGCATGGCGGGGGTGTTGATTGAGAGCCGGTTAAAACTGTCAGCGGTGGCGCCACCCAGGCCCAGAAATTGTGCAGTCAGGTTCGCCTGCGGCATGCCAACCTGGGTCACGGTATTTGCGAAGGTGACCGTCGGCGTATTCACCACCGTGGAGCCGCCAGCCCCTGCGCTGGCTGATCCGATGTTGACGACCGTCGTGGATCCCGATGCGCCACCGGTCCCGAGGTTTACCGTCTTGGCAACCCCCGTTGTCGTGGCACCAGTCCCAATCCCGTAGGTCGATGTGGTGGTCGCCGTGCCGATAGATGCCGCCGCCGCCGAAACCGTGACAGTGCCCGAGGCCGTTAGTGTGCCCGAGAAAGTCTTGTTGCCGCTAAACGTCTGGGTGCCTGCTAGGATCGCCAGTTCTGAAGATGTATTCGGCAGCGTATAAGTCCGGGATGTGCCGGTGCTGATCCCCGAAAGAGAGAACAGCGCCCGCTTTGTTGGATCAACAGCATTCACCAGACTGAAGATCGCGTCTGATACATCCTGTGGTACGCCGACCGGCTCCCAGGCGGAACCATCCCAAACGACGAAGGCTTGTTCCGCTGCGATCCAGGCCAGCCAGCCCGGGCGCGGGACCAGCCGCATCCAGACGCCATCGACCCAGAAGGCGACGTTCAAGTCCCAACCGGCCCAAAGACCGGTGGCACCAGAAGCCACGACATGCCGGTCGCCGTCCGCCGGGCTTGCAGGCGGCGTGGTGCGCGTGCGGTCCAGCACACTCAGCTGCACCATAGCGTCCAGCAGCCGAAGCGCCTCATTGTGGGTAACGTGCTTTTGCGCCTGCGATGCCAGGATATAGGGCAGCAGGAGATGGGTGGTGATGTCGGACATGATGGCCTTCAGAATGTGAGGGTGACGGATTTTGCCGCGCCCCGGCCGATCAGGGCCGAGAGCTGATAGATGCGTATCGAGAGGGTTTGGCCGGGGCCGAGCAGTGCGCCCCAATCGGCGATCTGCTGAGCGGCGGTGTAGAGCGTGCTGGTCGTTGGAGCCGTCAAGGATCTCTTGACAACTGACCCGTCCAGAACGTCGACCTCATATGCCTCCACGTCCTCTGCCAAAGGAGCATCGCCCAAGCCCCAGCTATCGGCTGCAAGGGAGCGCGACCGACGCGTCCAGCGGATGGTCAGGTCGCCCGCGCTGCGCGCTGTTCGCCACGGCTGTTCGATATGGGCCACCGAGAAGGGCCGCAGCCCAGCGCCTTCGGGCGTGAAGCTGATCGCGACAAAGGTGTCATCGCTGACCGGCCGCGACGCTGGGCCGATGCGCCAGTTCCATGGCAGGCCCAGATCAGCCTCAGCGATGGGCAGTGATGCCAGCGTGTTATCCAGAACAACCACCCGTGTGCCGGTCGGCACCATGCTTGTAATCGCCCCTTCGGTTCCACGCTGGCCGCGTAGTAGACGTGTCAGGCGATAGCGTCCGGGCGCGAGCAGCTCGGCATTCCCCGCTTGGACGATCTCCCATTGCCCAGCGGCGGCCTCAATGGCCAGCGCATTTGCACCGCCCAGCAAGGCGATGTCTGTGACACTTTCCAGCGTGCCCGAGAACAGATCGACCTCCAGCACGTTGCCAAGATCGAAGCGCGATACCGGACCGGCAAAGAAGTCCGCAGCCGACACACCCATGCGCGCGCGTGTGCCAAATGTGGTCAGCAGCTCAAATCCATCCGTCGCAGCACTGCGGTACACAGCGATTGCGCCCGGCCATGGCCTGGCATGGGCGGCGACAAACGGACGATGGGCAGGCTGATCCTCGCGCAGCAGCGGCAGATCGAGCAAAACCACATCAGGCGACCCGAATACCATGGGCGTCGACAGTGATGCCGGGCGAGGATCGCCGGGCGGCAGATCATAAACGGCGCGGTCCTGGCGCACGGCATCGATGCTGCGCAGGTCCGAGTCCGCGATGGAGACCAGCCGCAGTTCCGTCAGGCGGCCATCGTGATCGAGCAGGATCACGTCGCAGGGATCCAGCGCCAGCTTTGAGGGTGGCAGACGGAACACCGCAGTTTCCCGACCGACCCAAGCCTCCATCAGCGCGCGGCGGCAGCGGCGTTCGGCTTCTTCCGGCGGCACCGCCATCGGGAAGGCCTCGGAGGCGATGCGCGTCGTGTCCACGGTTATGCGGCGTGCCTCGACCAAGGCTGCGTCATAATCCTCATCGGCGCGGGCGACTTGCCATTTCAGGGCCTGCGGCAGTTCGGTTTCCTGCGCGCGGGTGAGCTCCATCACATCGCCTTGTGATGATGACGCGGCCACCATGCTGTCGGGCGTGATGTTCAGACTGGGAATCCGACCGCGCATCAGGAAGCGGATCCGACCTTCGCTTTCCACCGCATCGAAGCCGAAATGCCGTGCGAGTGTCGAGATCGAGGCGCGCGGAGCTTCCAGCGCCGAAATCACATATCCCTCGACTGCACCCCAGAGGCCGGAGACGTCGATATGGTCTTCCGGCATTCCAGCGCGCAGGCACAGGTGTCGCACCAGCGCCGCCAACGACACCGCACCCAGCCGCCCCGTAAGCCAGTGTCCGCGCCGCCAGTTCGGACCATCGGTCCAGACATCGGTCAGTTCGGGGAAGAACGGATAAGGCCGCGCATCCCAAGTCCAAGCGGCGCATTCTGGCAGATGAACCATCCGCGTGCTGGTCATCGCCGAGACCGGGTTGTTGGCCGAGGCACCCCAGAACAGATAGGTCGCCTCGAGATAGGCGCGTTGGATCGCGTCGTCGCGCCACCCCCGCGAAAAGTGCGGCACAAAACTCTCGGACGACTTCGGGTCGAAGAACACGTTGGGCTGGTTGGTGCCGCGATCAATAGCCGGGCAGCCCAGCTCGGTGAACCAGATCGGTTTTGATTGCGGCATCCATGCTGTCGGCATGCCGCTTTCCACGCCACCCAGCCGGTTGAAATGTGGGTTTTGCCACCAGGATCGCAGATCCTTCAAGCGGTAGACCCACGGCTTAGTGGCTGCACCATCGGTGATCGGCGTGCGGACCTGCGCCGCCCGGTCGGCCAAGCTGGCATAGAACCAGTCAAATCCTTCGCCGCCGGTGATGTTGGATTGCAGGTAGGTCCGGTCATAGATCGCGGGCGCAAGATCGGCATCGGCATGATCAAACCCGTCGCGCCAATCCGAAAGAGGCATATAGTTGTCGATGCCGATGAAATTGATGTTGGCGTCGGCCCAGAGTGTGTCGAGGTGGAAGAACACATCGCCGCTGCCATCGCCCGGCTGGTGGCCGAAATATTCCGACCAGTCGGCTGCGTAGCTGATCTTGGTGCCAGATCCGAGGATCGAGCGCACGGCCGCTGCCAGATCGCGGTAAGCTTGCACCGCCGGATAGGTACTGGCCCCCGAGCGGATGGTGGTCAGGCCGGGCATCTCTGTGCCGATCAGAAAGGCATCGACACCCCCTGCAGCTTTGCAAAGATGCGCATAGTGCAGCACCATGCGGCGCAGGCCCCATTCGCCAGCTGGGCCGGTCCAGCTGACGCTGTCGCTAGAGACGCTGAAACTGGCAGGTGTCGCAGTGCCAAACAATGCCGAGACTTGCGCGGCCGCCGCGGCAGTTTTATCCACCGATCCGGCAAAGCCTGCCGCGGGGGAACATGTAATCCGACCGCGCCAAGGGAATGCGGGCTGGCCCACTCCGGAAGTGTTGGCGCTGTGAGGGTTGGGCTTGGCATTGCCGGGCGGCACATCCATCAGGATGAACGGATAGAAGGTCACACGCAGACCGCGTGCCTTTATCTCCCTGATCGCCTGCACCACCGCGAAATCTGCCGGGGTGCCGCCGTAGACAGGGCGGCCCTCGGCGTCGCTGCTGATAAGAACCGCACTGGCCCTGCTGACGCCGTTCACGACCCAAGACGAGGGTGTCGTCATCTTGACCGCCAGCTCGACGCCGGGGCGCAGCTTGCAGCTGCCTGCACGCAGATCGTCACCGAACCACGCCACGACCAGGCTGACGCTTTCCACGGCCGGTGCCATGGATTGCAGCCGGTCCAGCGCCACAACGATATCGGCAGTGTCGGAGATCGCATTCAGGTTCTCGGCAACTGTCGCACCACCCGCGCCGAAGGGCCGCTTGACCGGAGTTGTTGCGTAACTGAACTCGCCCGAAGCCGGGATCAGCGTCACCGCTTTGACCAGACCTTCAGCTGTGTCCGCATCCGCGAGCGGCCGGAACACCTCGAAGCTGATCTGCGGCAGGCGGTTGCCGAAGCCGCTCAGGTTCAGTTCCTCAAACACGACATAGGCCGTGCCGCGATAGGCGGGAGTGTTGACGTCTCCCATCTTGGCCGAAATGAACGGATCGGGGGTCTGCGTCTCATTGCCGGGATACCAGCGCCAGGTGACGCCGGTCATATCCATCGGTTTGCCGTCGACCCAGACGCGGCCAATGCCGGTGATCTCGCCCTCACAAAGCGCCACAGCGAAGCTGGCATAATACAAATACTCGGTCGTTGTGACCTTCGCACCCCCACCGCCACCCTTGCCGCCGCCTTGGGTCGTGGTTGTGGTCCGGGCCTCCTCGCGAAAATCCGTGGCCCAGATGATATTGCCACCAAGCCGCATCCGGCCAAAGAGGCGCGGGATCACAGCGCCTTCAGTCGCAGAGGTGATCCGCAGCCCGTCGAGCCGCGCGCCTTCGATGCGTTGGGCAGGCGCGAGGGAGGACACGATCCACTCGTCGACCAAGGACCCGACGCTAGATCCGATGAAACCACCGATTGTGACAGCGCTGACACCAAGGAGAGTGCCGCCAATGGAACCACCGATTGCAGCGCCAGCAGCGCCGAGCACAATAGCTGCCATTTCAGAACTTTCAGATGCTGCCGGAGGGTGGGAACAGGAAGGCGAAGGCAATGCGCCGCCGCCAGACAGGGGTCAGGACTTCCTCGACGACGCCCAGCCGCTCATAGGAATGGATGAAGTGGTCAGGCGCGGTCACGATCCCGACATGCTTGGCGATGGCGCGCGGTGCCATGCGGAATAGGACCAGTGCGCCGGGACCGGCCTCGGAGGGAATAACCTCGATCATCATGCCCCGTGCCCCGTCCGCCAGCAGCTCGCGTAGCCCGGTCTCGCCCCAATCGCGGCTGTAGGGTGGGATCGGAAACGGTTCGCTTCCGACCACCTCGCGCCAGACGCCACGCGCGAGACCAAGGCAATCGCAGCCGACCCCGCGCAAGCTGGCCTGATCGTGATACGGTGTGCCGAGCCATAAGCGCGCGGTAGTGATGACGAGATAAGGATCGGCGGCGGTAATCAAAGCACGCCGCCTTCATGGCTGCCGTCTTGGCTGGCATAACGCAGCACTGCATCCTGACCGGGAATGTTCGGAAAGCCCCGAAAGTTGGTGGTATTGGCGAACTTCGCGCCACACGTCACGATCCGCTTGTCGCAACCAGCCCGTGCGACGAAGGCGTCGCCCTCGGCGATGGCACACACCGGCCCTTCCAGCAGGGTAAGGGTCGCAATGGCATCTGCCAATCCATGGGCCAGCACTTCGGTGATGCGCCCGGTATTGCCACCGCTGGTCCATGTCAGGGTGCCTGAGGTGAACCAGCCCGCCTCGAAGGCCGACAGCCCCGAGGCCATGAACGCGCGGTCACGCAACAGGTCGGTGATCACGCCCGCACCCTTGTAGACGCCGTTCTCCAGATTGATCCCGCACCGCGCATCGCCCAGCGCGGCATCGCACCCGGCCTGAAACGTTCGCCCGACTGTCTGGCCCAGCACATGCGCCAGCGACCGCACTTCCGCGATAAAGGCCATACGTCCGCGCCGAATTTGACCTACAGCGCCCCGTCGCAGCAGAACTCGCTGGCTCGGGTCCGTCCAATTTACCCGCCACAGCTCCACCCCGGCGTTGTCCCAGCGCCCGTCGAGGATGTCAGTCTCAGTAATCCGGTCGGACGTCAGCACGCCGCTCGCGTCCTGCGCATCGACGGCCAGATCAGAGCCGGAGCGGATTTCCGAGGCGGCAAACCCGCTTTCGGGCTCAAACTCGGTGCTATCAAAGCTGAGGGCGCGATCATGGTCGGTAAAGCCCAGCGCCACGCCATCCGTCCGCGAAATCCGCCAGCACCAGGACAGGGTTGTGGTGCCATCATCGAGATGTGCCTGCAGTGCGGGTGAGAGCGATTTCATCTGCGGATCTCCAGCAGCGGGATGGACGTGATTGAGCCCAGCCGTTCAATGTCGAGCGTGACGTCGAGCGTGTCGGTGTCGAAGCGGACTGGGACATCGAATTCGAAGCCTGAAGTGATTGCGACACCCGCACCCGGGGCGGCGTTGAACGTGATACTTCCGGTCGTGATGTCTGCGCTCCAGCCGGTCATTTGCTCGACCCCGTTCAAAGCCATCCGAATTGTGCCCGCGACAGGTTTGGCAATGGCGCGGGTCCAGCTTTGTGCGCCGGAGGTATAGCGTTTCAGGAGCGCAAAGGTGGTGACGGCACCATTCCCGGTGCCAATGGGCTGGTCGATGGGGGCGACTGCCTGCGACGGCAGGCAGGATTTGTAGTCGGCCCAATCCTTGTAGCGGAAGCCATGCAGACGAGCGTTGCGGGCCTCAAAGAAGGCGACGACCGCTGCCAGATCGTCTGTGCGGCGAATGCCGTAGGCCACGTCATAGCGGCGGCGGGAGTTGGCCCAGCTAGCGTTCCGCTCCTCGTCTCCAGAGGCCAGTTCAACGATCTGGGTGCGTCGCTCTGGCCCGCCGCGCGCACCCCGGCTGATGTTGTCGGGGAAGCGCACTTCATGAAACGCCATCACATGCCCCTCCGACCGAGAGATACGGCGCGAGCGATATCAGCTGCCACCTGTGTGCGGGATTGCCGAAAGCTTTCGGCATCGCGGGACATGATCGTGACGTTGACCGTCGGGGCGGAGGATTGCCCTTGGCCATAGCCAGCCGCTTCCCTGCGCGACAGAACCCGCTCGCCGCGTTGCAAGATTGCGGGCACCTCGTCAGGTTTCAGCCCGGCCCAGCCCCCAGAATGCATGCGCGGGGCACCGGCGAAGGCCATGGCGGGCACCATCCGGCCGCTACCCGCGATGCCAACCGTTCCACCGGAATGCAGGATGTTCGCGAACAACCCGCCCGCGCCGCCAAACGCACCCGACAAGGCATCGGCGATGGGGCCGAGAATGAAGCGCCGCGCGGCCAGTTTCGCCAGATCGGCAATCATCGAGGTGACGAGGCCTCTGAAGTCCAACTTGCCGGTTTTGACGAAGTCGCCCACGGCATTTTCGGCACTTTGGAACGCCCCGACCAGCGTCTGGCCGATATCGCCCCCGATATCGCGGGCTTTGGTGGCATAGTCGGCCAGAGCCACGGTGACAGCGCCCCAGCCGGTTGCGGCTTGTTCCGCACCCTCGGCAGCTGCTGCCCCGGCTGCGCGTGCGGCGGCACCAGCACCACCGGCGGCGGCAGCCGTTTCATCGAGTTCGACCCCCAGAGCATCCGCCGAGGTGGCAGCATCCGCGAGGGTCGTTTCGGCCTCGGTTCCAGCGTTGGTCATCGCGTCGCGCAATGCCTGCCAACTCGCCAACGGGCGACCAGCAGCATCGGCCAGCATGCCTGCTGCCTCGCGGTAGCCTTCGGCCCGGGCGCTGGCATCATCGGCCGCCGCACCAAGTCCCGTATCAGGCGCATCGACGTATGTTCGCCCTAGTGCCGCGGAGAATGCGTCAGCTGCCGCAGCACCGGCCGCCTCGGCCGCCCCTGCGAAGGGGTTGTCGATCCCGCCGAGCGTCACCGGATCAAGTGTGCCGATCCGCACGCCACCTTCGCCGGTTGCCCATTCGGGGAGCAGGTCCAGCGCTGCGTTCAGGGTTGTAATGAAGCCATTGATCCGGGTGACGACACCGTTCAGCATCGACTCTACACCGCTGATCAGCCCGTTCGCCGCTTGAAACGCGAAGTCGCCAATGGCACCGGGAAGACGCCCCCAGATCGCCTTCATGGCATCGAACGCGCCCTGGAAGACCGCCACCGACCGGTCGCCAAAGCTGAACACGCCCGTCACTGCACCATCGAGAGCCGTCAGCGCGGTGGCTTTCATCCCTTCCCAACCTGCGGCCATCCGTGCCAGTGCTGCATCAAGCGCAAGGCCAATGCGGCCCCATACCTCGGAGACGAGGTCGGAGAGCAAACCCATCGCGTTACCAAAGCCACCGGCACCGGCCACAAGCCGCGTGAACTGATAGACCAACTCACCCGCGCCAACGATCAGCGCGCCAATGCCGGTCCGGATGAGCGCCCCGCGCAGGAACACCAGCGCTGTGGCGAGGCCCCGCACCGACAGCGCGGCCATGGCCATGCCTGCCACCCAGCGCCCGGCCATGAGGCCCGCGAATGTGGCGGCATAGGTCGTCAGCCGTCCGATATTGTCGAACAGTGCCGTGATCGCGATACCGACCGGCCCGGTGGTGCGCGCGACGGCGGCCAGCGCATTGGCCACAGCCTCGAGCGCGGGTGCCGCCGCCACGGCCAGTTGGTTCGAAACCCCGCGCCAGATCAGCCCAAGCCGGGAGATCGCATCATTGGTACGCTCGATCTGATCAGCGTCCTGCTCGGAAACAACGACGCCAAAGGCAAGGACATCCTCTGTCGCCTGCCGCAGTGTCGCCGTGTCGATCCGCGACATGGCGATGGAGCCTTCCTCGCCGAACAACTGCCCCGCAACCGCCGCACGTTCAGCAGCAGGCACGAACGCCTCGATTGCGGCATTGATCGCACCGACACGCTGATCGAGCGGCAGGGCGATCAGATCAGCCGCCGAAAGCCCCAGCCGATCAAGCGCATCGGCGGCCGGGCCAGTCCCGGCAGCCGCCTGGCTCAGCCGCCGCGTCAGATCCTTGGTAGCCTGTTCGATACCCGACATCGATACGCCCGCCAACTCACCCGCGCGCTCCAGCGTCTGGATCGAGGCAACTGTCGTGCCCAGTGATTGCGCCAGTTTTGCCTGCGCATCCACCGTCTGCAGGCCGGAACCGACCATTGCAGCACCCGCTGCGGCCAGTGCCGCGATGGTCGCAGCCGCAGCAAGGGTCGCACGACCGGCAAATGCAGCAACGCGCGCGTTCGCGAGGTCCATCTCACGCGACAGACGCCCGAAGCCGCGCGCGCCTGCCTCACCGACACCTTCCAGCTCGGCGCGCACTTGGCGGCCGCCCTCGGCGACGAGGCGGACGGATACCCGTTTTTCAGCCATCACGGCTTCCTTCCATCTGTTCGTTTACTTTGCGGACCATCACGGCCTCAATCTCGGGCAGTAGTTCGGCGGCGATGAGGGTGTCGATGCCCAGCGCGTATGCGAGGGCCAAGGCCGCACCCATGTCCCAGCCGAGCACAGCGCCGGGGATGACGCGCAGCTGCCCGCCAAGACGACCGACCAGATCCCAGACCTGCCAACCCTCCCGCGTTTGCGGCCGGTTCAGCCTTGCCGGGCAGTCCGGGCAGGTTTTGGCGCAAGCGGCGCAGTAGCGATCGCCCCCGCCGAAGGACCACTCGGCAAGGGCGCGGAGACGTTTTTTTCCGCGTCCATGATCAGCCCACGCGCAACGTATTGGGTCTGGAACGCTTCAAAGACCGGCCAGATTTCCAGCAGGGCGTCGATGCCTTCGGGTGTGACCGGCAGCAGATTGCCCGCGTCATCGCCCACGCCCTCCCAATCCAGCACTGCGCGCCGGGCGACGGCTTTCGCCATGGCGAGCGCCAACTCCTCGGTCGTGGCCGTATCGGGCATGGCCTCGATGGCGGGATCGGCGCGGGCTGACACCATCAGCGCGGTGGTCAAAGGAGCCGCCAGCAAACGCAGGCCAGGGGCGAGGTTCAGCCATTCAGGCGTGACGGTCAGGTTCAGTCGGATCATGATCAGTATCCTGTCAGTGTGTTGATAAGGACGGCGGTGCACATACGAGCCGGGCTGGTGGCCTTCGCCGCCTGCCAGTCAAAACTGGCCTGCACGCCTTGCGGCCCGGCAATCTCAATGCGCGGGCGTGGCAGATAGACGGCGTACGCAGTGAAGGTGAAGCTGGCATTGGCCCCGAGGCTGTAGTTGAATTCCAGCTCGCAGGGGCTGCCGTCGATGGCTTGCGTCACCAGTGTTGTGTCGGAAAATCGCACTTCGATCCGGCCGGTGAGTGCGGCCATGGTCGGATCAGCCCCATCGATGCGGCCATCGCCCCGGATCGTCTCGATGCGGTCGAGGTTGTTGGAATAGGTGATCTCGGCGGAGACCACGTTCCCGAGCGCCGTGCCGTTGCGTTTGACGGTGCCGTTGAAATGGCCGAACCGCTGAAGAGCGAGCGCGGTGGGTGTGCCTGCCGCAGTCGTGGCTGCGATGGTTTCACCTTGGGCGATAAGACGGGCCGTCGCTGTCAGCAGGCCGGAGCGCTGCATCTGCCAGGACAGCTGATCCAGCACGCAGCCGGAATACATCGCAAACCGTGGCACCTCTGGCATCGCTGTCTCGATGGACATACTGGGCAGCGTCCAGTTGCCAGATTGAAACATGTGGGTCTTGGGTGTGGTGCCGCTGGTCGTCGGTTGCCCAAATGCTGCCTTCAGCCAAAAGCCAAAGGCCTCGACGTCGATCGGGATCACCACCTCACCGTCAGCCGTCACTGCATCCTTGATTGGGGCCAGCGGATCGCGGCCATAGCCCAGCAGTTCCGATTCCAGCAGCGGCTGTTCCGCACCCAGCGTCGCCCGCGCAAAGGGCATTAGCCGGAAGCCACTGACCGGCGGGGTGCCGTAAACCGTCTCAAAGCCAAGCGCCATCTGCGCCCGGGCGCCCTGCGCTCGTGCCATATCGTTCTCCTTGTTGTCGGGGTGTCAGGCCAAAGGGCCGGTGGTTGTGTAGTGCAGCACGACGGTGATCACCGCCGCCTTCAGGGTAACAGCGCCCTCAACCGGCAGATCGACCGAGGCCGGGGCTTCGGGTTCGATCCAGTCGCAAAGACCACCGAGGGTACGGTCGGCTTCCAATGCAGTGCCAATATCGGCGATCAGGTTGTCGAATGCGCTGGCGCGGCCATTCGGGGCCTGTACGACAACCTCCAGTTCGGCCCGGTGCTCATAGTGATAGCGCAGCGGCGACAGCGTGACCTCCGGCTCACCGGGTTGGCCGTCGCGCAGTATGATCAGCCCGGCTGCTGGGATCCGTTCGGGCAGCACCTCGTCACGCAAGGTGAGAGCGGCAAGCGGCTGCAGCCGTGCATGAAGCGCTGCGAGGACGGTTTCTCGGGTTGTTGGCATGGTATCCGATGGGTTTGGTGGACTCTTGACGGAAAGTGACATGTAGTGATGAAGACTGCAGCGGTCCGAAAGCGATTGAATTGAAAGAAAATCTTGCGAATGCATACGGATACGCCAAGAAGGCATTGAAACGCGGCGCAGCAGAGGTCGAAGCGGCAGCGCCGCGTTTTGAGAAAGCTCTCGCTTGGGGCAAGCGACAGCATGAGCGCTTGTCGCCGCATATCCCGAACCAAAGTCAAATTGAGATCTGGGCAAAGGACAATGCGGCAAGGTTCGGGTGGAATGAAAAGCCGAAAGCAAGCTCACTTGAGCACTTGGAAGAAAACCTGAACGCGGTCGTCGCGGCCATCCGACAGGACTCCGAAAAACGAACACGTATATTCGTCAACACGGTGATCGGCAAAACAACTGGTATTGCCGCTGTGACCGGTATTGCCACCCTGATAACAGCTTTCGGTACCGCTGGGACCGGCGCCGCGATAGGGTCACTCACTGGTGCAGCGGCAACAACGGCGCAGCTGTATTGGGTGGGCTCGATCATCGGTCTCGGGACCGCTGCTGGAGGAGTGATCTTGGCGGGAACCGGCATAGGCATTGGAGTCGGCGGCGGTCTTGTCGCAAAGCGATGGCTCTTCGGTAAGCCCAGACCCGAAGGTGATCTGCACGAGCACGAGAAGGCTATCCTCGTTGCCTGCATCACGTTGATCAAGGCGATCCGGCAACAGATCGAGAATGGCGCACCCACAACCAATGCCGAAATGCGCCTCATCGCCGAGCATGCGCTGATCCCTTTGGCCAATCAGATCAACCAATATTGGAGCCAGGCGAGCCTGGACGAAGAAGGAATTCCCGGATGTCAGCCATTTACCAAGACGCTCGCCTTACTGCATCAACGCAAGCTCGATCACTGCAGGACAGAGATCGGCCGGATCGCGATCTCAGCCTTGGCTGCGCCGCAATAGGCGACGGACAGCGCAGCGCTGCCGTTGTTATTGCGGTAACCCTCCAGCGACTGGTTGATGACAGCAGCCGCTTTTGGTCGGTTGAAGAGCGGCTGGTGCTTGACGCGCTCCGGCGGTCATCGGACTCGTTGCGTGATGCAGATGTTGGTGAACTCGCCGCCTATGTTGCCGCACTGGACCCGGGACAACTTCGGGGTGTCGCTTCGAACATCAAGGGCATCTACCACGAGCTGCTGTATGTTCATGGCGTGAACGCGGATGGGGGAGAGATTACCGCCGAGGTTTTTGGCGCGACCAATCATCCGGGTGCAGATGTTCAGTTCCTCGTAGAGGGGGACGTCATCCGAGAAGTCCAGCTGAAGGCCGTCGCATCTGTTGCGCCAATCCGCGAGCATCTTTCCCGATATCCCGAGATTGAGGTCCTGGCTACAACAGAAGTAGCGGACAAGATCGACGGAGTAGCCAGCTCAGGGCTGTCCAACGAGCATCTTATAGCCAATGTCGATCACGTCTTCTCCGGTTTGCCCGGCGATGGACTGCTTCATGAAGTCGGCGAGGCTGTCGTAACTTCGGCGCTCGTTTCTGGCGCTTTGGCCGCAGGCCGTGTTCTGCGAGCAGGGTCGGTTTCGCCCGATCAATTCCGAAGTGCCTTTGGTGACATGGCTGTGGGAGCAGTTACCGCGACAGTGCTCGACGCGCTGCTGGCTGGTGTTGCCTGAGGAATCAATCTGATAATCTGCTACTCCACCTCTCCACAATCAACCCCGGCACGCTGTCCACCGCCCGTTCCGCATCTTGCGCCAGATCGAGCCGTTTGCGCAGTTTGACCTGCGGCACCAGCAGGAAGATTGGCACGGTCGCCACGCCGCGTCCGGTTTTGGACCTGCTCGCCACCGCGCGGCCTTTTGTATTCAGCCGCCCCTCGGCCACCAGCAGGCTTGGGCCCCGTCGGCGATAGATGAACTTCAGGCGCAGACCGGTGCGGCGTTCCCATTCACCGGGGGTGATCCGTCCGCCCTTAGTGCTTTTGCCAGCTGCCGGGGTGGGGATCGCCAGCCAGAAGCCATCCTTGGACCGGATCAAGGGACCGGTATCATGCGCACCGATAATGACAGGAGCCTTGGACCAGACCAGCGCTGCGGCGTTCAGGCTGTTGCTGGTCCTTGGGAAGGTTGCCAGACGGATGCTATTGCCCATTCTTGTGCCCAGCCCAGCGCCGGTGATCTGCGTGCGCCACGCCGATTTCAAACTACTGCCTGCCTCTCGCATGGCAGCCGACACCGCCTTTTCACCAGCGGCGATTTCGGCCTGCATCAGGGCGGCGATGTCGGGATTAAACGCGACCCGCAGCCTCATGTTGGCCGCAAGTCCAGCGACCAGATCAGGCGTTCGCGGTCACGCATCGGCTCACCCTGAATGGTGAAGCTGTCGGTACCGATCAGGATCAGATCGCCGGAGTGGCAATCGGGAAGATCGGACAGACGCACGTCCACCATCATCGTATCGCTGACAAAGCGGCCCGCGCCGAACTCGGCGATGCGATCCGGGGCACGGCAGATCACACGGATCGTCCGTTCTTCGGAGGTGGTGGCCGAGATCCAGAGCGCGGCGACCGCCATGGATGGATTGGCATAAATCCGGTCAACGGCGGCGGCGAAGACGTTCATGGTGGGCTCGTCAGTTCGAGGTCTGCAGGCGGATTGCAATTCGCGGGCGTTTGTTCACCGGCAGGATCGAGGCTTCCGTCATCAGATCGATCCAGCGGCCTTTCTCGTCGAGATGCTGGCGTGCGTAGAGTGGCAGACCCATGGTGTTGGCCGCCTCCAGCAGGTTGGCCGGGCCGCCATAGGTAGTGAACGTGTCCATGGTGCCCAGCGGGAAGGCGATGCCCTCGCTGGCGGGGACGAGTCGTTCGGTCGCCTTGGTGGAAAGCGTGACGGTGCCGCTGTATTCCTCGAACACGATGCCCGCGAAAGGGAAGTTGCGACGCATATCCTCGCGCAGCGGCTGGGCACCAGTGGCGGCATAGAACTTGTAGGCCTCCTCGGTCTTGGGGTGCGCAATCAGCTTGTCGAAGAATTCCCGGCTGACCAGCGCATGGACTGAGGACATGGCCTCGCCCAACAGGTTGTCTTCCACGGCGCGCAAGACCTCACGGACCTTGCCCTGCACATTGGTGCCTGCGGTGCCGAGCAGGAAGTCGACCGAGATTTGCGCCAGTCCAAACTCAGTGAAGTAATTGTAGAGCGTGGTGCCCGCGCCGTCCTTCACGATGCCGCGCAGGGCATTCATCTCCATGTATTCGCGGGTCTGGGCATGCTTGCGGCGCATCAGCTGCAGCTTGCGGTTCATCACCTCGACCAGCGGGTCGGCGCCATCAAAGACGCCCAGCGCGGGCTGGCCCTGAATGTCGCCCGGCAAAATGACGTCATCATGCGGGATCCACGGCAAAGCAAAGCTGCGCATCGACCGGCCCTCGCGGGTGCCGACAGTGGCGGGGCCGCCGAGGGGGACGGAGGGCAGCAGGTTCAGCACACCCTCATATTGCTCGATGATGACGGACCGCTGGCTGACGCCTTCAAAGCGGAACAGACCGATCTGGCCGAGGCGGGTATAGAGGTTGGGCAGGATATTGATGGCCTGCGTCATCTCGGCCAGCGAATAACCGCCAGCGTCAAAGGGATTGCGGACAAGGGTCATTGAGGGCTCCAGGGGAATGAGGGGATGTGAGTTCAGACGCCGTCGCGGGCGATAATGCCGACGGCGGCCAGCTGGCCGATCTTGGTGGTGATTTTCGCGCTGTCATCGACGGTGGCGTCATAGGCAAGGCCTGCGCGCGATACGATCGAGGGGCCGCGCACGACGACAATGCCGGTGGCGTCCGCCAGCGTGGCGTCGACGGGATAGAGCAGCACCGCGGTCGCTGTCTGCGCGCCGTCCGTACCGCCACTGGTGGCCAGCTTGTATTTACCATTGACCGTGATGCGGCCGAGGACCGCGCCCGTTGGATAGCGCGTGCCGGTCAGCAAGGTAATCACCTCGCGAGTGTAGTTCGGGTTGACCTCATATTTGAGGACATCGCCCATGCTGGGCGGTTCCGTCAGGACGGGCATTGGTCAGTCTCCATGTGTTGTGAAATGGGAAGGGGCGCGGGTTCAGCGCTTAGCGTCGGTTGCCGCCTTTTTGGCAGCTACGATGATCGGGCTATCTTTTGCAGTCGCCGCAGCCGGGGCGGTGGCGATGATGCCAGCGGCATCGCTACGGGCGGCCAGATCGGCCAGCACGCGGGCGCGCAGGGCTTCAGGCTTTAAGCCGCGCGTGACGGCGTCGGCGGCGTCAATGGTCACTCCGAGCCGGGCGGCTTGCGCGCAAACCTGTGCAACTTCTGCTGCTTCAATCCGAACTGCGTCTGCTATCATGGTGGCTGCGTCAGGTGTGGGTGCGACAGCCACAGCTGCGGCGGGCGGCTCTGGTGCCGCTGCGACCGCTGGAATTACGGCAGGAGGTGCGGCAACCGGAGCCGGGTTCGGAGTTTCGGTGGGCGTGATGGTCATCTGTGGACCCTTTCTGCTGGTGAGATTGGTGCCGCATGGGGCGGCGGCGAAGGAACGGAAGGCAGTGACGGGATCGGCGAGATCATCGGCCAGACCGGCGGTAATGGCATCGGCCCCGCGGAACACGATGGCCTCTGTGGCCAGCGCTGCCGTATGGGTCAGCCGATCCCCGCGCCCTGCAGCAACAGTTTCTGCGAAAAGGAAACGGACCACCTCCAACTCGCGCTGCATCTGGTCGTGCACGGCTTCGGGCAGCGGCTGATATGGGTTCGCGTCGATCTTGTGCGATCCTGCATGGATCAGGGTGACGGCAATGCCCTTCTGGTCGAGCGCCCCGCTCATGTCCGTGTGCAGCGCCACGACGCCAATGCTGCCGACCGCTCCGGTGCGCGGTAGGATGATCCGGTCGGCCTGGCTGGCCAGAACGTATCCAGCGGATAGCGCATGTTCAGCCACGAAAGCATGGACGGGCTTTTGCGCCCGCGCTGCGCGGATGCGGTCGGCCAGATCGAAGGCACCCGCGACCTCGCCGCCGAAGCTGTCGATATCAAGAGCGATACCACGCACGCTCGGATCTGCGACGGCCGCCTGAAGCTGAGCAGCGATCCCCTCGTAGGACGTCAGCCCCGACGATTGTCCGATCCATGCGCCACGGTGAACCAGCGTCCCGGCGATTTCGATCACCGCGATACCATCAATCACGGCGTAGGGCTGGCTGCCATTGCGCTGATGGCGCTGGGCGAGGTCATTGCCAAACAGCGACGCGCGGGCGGGTGGGGTCGCCTGTTCAGCACCAGCGGACGGCAGATCAATGCCATGGAAGGTGATTTCCTGTCCGGTGATGCGCGGCCCCAGCCCGGACAGGAAGGCCAGCGCCTTCGCTGGGTCAACCATAAGGGGAGTGTTAAAAGCGCGCTGGGCGATCTGGGCGTGGTGCATCACGTTTCATCCTTGGGGACAGTTTCGTCTTCACCATCTTCGGGCGTGTCGTCGCCTTCCGCGCCGTCCTGCTTGTCATCCTTGCCGCTGGCCGCACCCGGCCCCTGCGCCGGGGATCCCGGACGCCGGAAATCAAGGCCCAGCGCCAATTCGCGTTTGCGTTCAGCGGCGATTTCCCGGTCGACCTGCTCAGCGTCATAACCGCGCTCGGAGATTGCCTGCGTGCGGGATTTCAACCCAGATTCGATCTGCAGGATCTCGGCCGAGGCATCCTTCATCGGATCGATCCAGTCCCATTTGGTCGGCAGCCATGCGCAGGCCTGATATTGGCGGCGCTGTTGATCATAGCCGGGCAGGTCCAAGGCACCGGACAGCACCGCGACATCCATCCAGCGGGTCCAAACCGCACGACACAGCTGGAACACCAGCACGCCATGTTGCCAGGCTGATATCCGGCGGCGGAACTCGATCAGGCTGATCCGCGTGTTCGAGAAGTTGCCCTTCGCCGTATCGCCGGTCAGATAGCCGTAAGGAATGCCCAGCGCTGCCGCGACTTGCAGCAGGGTTCTATATTGGAACGGCTCATATGTGCCGCCAGAGTCCGGTGTGGCGGGGGTCGACACGTCTTCACCCGGGTCGAGGCGCACCACTTGGCCGGGTTCAACCTCCAGATCCTCCTCGGTCGGGTCCAGCGGGGTTTCTGGCGCGGGGGAGGTGATGAACATCGCGAACATCGCCGCGATCTTTTTGCGCTCCAACTCGGCGTCGTCATAGAGATCCAGCGTGAACAGCTTGACGATGGCAGCCGCGAACCGCGACACGCCGCGCAACTGACCAGCCTCGACCGGGTCAAGAACATGGATCACATCTGCCGCTGGAACTCGGACGCTTTCACCAGACAGCCCGGGATCGGTCAAATCACCGGGATGGCGACGCAAGAAGTGATAGGCCACGCGGCGACCGATGCCATCGAACTCAATGCCCTGCCGGATCAGACCCACGCCGGGCAAGGTGCGGTTCATGTCCAGCGGCAGCATTTCGGCAGGTAACATCTGCAGTTGCAACGGCACGGTCAGACCGTCCTCGGCGCGGCGGGGTCGGATGCGGATGAAGACCTCGCCTGATAAGAACACCTCGCGCGCGGCCCGGCGCTGCAAACCGTAGAAGTCTGTCAGGCCTTCCGAGTCGGCATCGTCGGTCCAAGCGAGCCACAGCGCCTGCAATTCTTCCTTCTTTGCAGCGTCGGCGATAGTCGACGACGGCTTGATCCCGTCACCGACGACATTGCTGGCGAAACTCTCCACGGCGTTCGCCGCATAGCCATTGTTGCGGACCAGCCAGCGCGCGCGGGCGGTGATCGTGTCGCCCGAGGCGGCGATCAGAGTGTTCACATGCGCGCGGCTCGCCCGGAACCCGCGCAGGCGGCGATGGGCTTGTGCGGCGTCAAATCCGCCGATGATCGATCCGATGCGCTGGCGAAATGCCTCAAATGCCATCACAGACCCTTTGAGGCCACAGTGCCCCAGCGCCGACGACGTGGCGTACCGGAGGTAGCCGTGGCGATCCGGGTTTCCAGATCGCTGATGGCATTCGCGAGTTCCACGTCTGACCCGTAGTTGATGCTCTTGCCGTCATAGCTGACCGAGCGGACGCCCGCGTAACGAGCCTCCTGAAGTGCTGCCAACAGGGCGCGCATCCGTTCCAGATCCATCTCAGTCCCTCATGAAGTTCGGTGTGTAAGCCCGGCGTTTCCGCCGTGGCGTTGTCGGTGTTCCAGCCTTTGGCGCAGCTGTGGCGTCTTCCGCGACAGGCACGGGTGCTGGCATCTGAGGTTTGGTCTCAACCCCGGCCTGCTCTTCAAGCCGCCGCCATGTCGCCTCGTCCCAGCGATCGGCGCCCATGATCCACGCGGCGGCCCGCGCATAGACCCGGCAGTCCAGCGCCTCGTTGCGCTCCCGCATTTTTTGCCATTCGGGGTGGCTGTAGCCGCGCTTGTTGCGGACGGTAACCAGCTGTTCGGCCACCAGTTGCTTCAGCCATTCGGTGTCGATCCAATCGGGCAGATGGACCGTGCCAGGCGCGTCACAGACGCCCAGCGCCCGGTCTTCATCAGAGGGCCGTTCCAACCGCAGAAAGCGATAGGTCTCGGTTTTGAACGTCGCCGTTGCCACAGACCAAAGCCGCGCGCCCCGGCGCAGACGTTTGCCGCCGATGGTGGCGTCGACAAAGGTTGGGCCTGATACCGGCGTCGCGCGGTTGAAGCCTTCGAGGCCCTTGATTGGGGCAACCTGATCGAAGCCTTGCTTGCGCGCCCAAGCGTAAACTGCCGGGGCCTCGTAGCCCGTGTCGATGGCCAGCTTGCCGATCACCATCACCGCGCCATTGGAGCAGGCCCAAGTCCGACCGAGTAGTGTCGTGAGCTTGTCCCAGCAAGCCGGATCGTCAGGTCCGCCCGCTATGACGATGTGATCTACCAGCCAGGACTCCAACCCACGGCCCCATGCCCAGACGTCGACCTCAATCCGGTCCTTCTGCACATCGACGCCTGCTGTCAGGAACAGACCGCCCTCGGGGATCTGTGTCCCGAAGGCTTCGCGCCGCTCGGCCAGCCTCTGCCATTCCGGGGCATCGCCCGACTCCACCCATGTCTCGCCCAGCAGGGTGTTGCGGGCCGCGCGCAGCATTTCCTCGGAGCCCTGCGCCGCCAGCCAATCCCGTGCGATTTGCTGCCAGCTTTTCCAACCCAACGGCGAATAGAGCGCTGAGAGGTGGAAGCCGATCGAATGCGGATCGCGCGACACAGCCGTCGCACGCCATTCGCCCCGCTCCAGCATCTGCGTCTTGTGATGCTCGGCGATGGGCTGCTCACAAGCCTCGCAGTGATAGGCCGCCGTGTCTGGGTGTCCCTTGTCCCAGCGCAGCCTCTCGAACTGCAGCCACTGCATCGCGCCGCAATGCGGACAGGGCACGAAGTACCGACGCTGGTCCGATGCCTCGTATTCCCGTTCGATCCGGCTGATGCCCCGGATCGTTGGGGTCGAGACCATGAACACCTTGCGACGATGCGAGAAGGTGGTGGTGCGCGCTTCAGCCAGAGTGACCGGGTCACCTTCCTCGTCGGCGCTGGCCGGATAGGCATCCACCTCATCCAGAAAGATGTAGCGCGCGGGCATCGACCGCAGACCGGTGGCCGAGTTGGCCCCCGTCAACACCAGAATGCCGCCGGGGAATTCCTTGGACAGCATCGAGTTGCCCGCGTCGCGTGACCGGGCCGGGTTTACCCGTTCTCGCAGGGCAGGACTCTCGGCAATCAGCGGATCCAGCCGCCCGCGCGACGTGCGCTTGGCCATCTCGACTGTCGGTAATACCGCCAGCATCGGGCCCGGCGCATGGTGGATGACAAAGCCAATCCAGTTGTTGCCCGCCTCCGTCGCGCCCACCTGCGCCGCCTTCATGAAGCTGATCCGCTGCGCCGGGTGGCGCGGCGACAGCGCGTCCATGATTTCGCGCAGGTATGGAGTGCGTGCCGTGCGGTATTGACCGGGTTCGGCCGAGGCCCGCGAGGACAGCTTGCGATGCTGATCTGCCCATTCCGACACCGTCAGGTCCGGATCGGGGCGCATCCCGCGACGCCAGGACCGCAGGATGTCCTCGGCCCCGTCAAACCCGAGATCAAGTCCGTCTGTCAGCTGATCATCGGTCAGATCGCTGGTTGTCGTGTTGTCGCTATCCGAGGTCGACCCGGAGATCGGCAAGTGCGTCGAGTTGCGCTCTGACATGGGTTTCCAGCACCCTCTGCAGGATCGCGGCCTCGATATTCATTGGCTGGGCCGTTTGTTTTTCCACCTCCGCTGCCACTTCGGCTGCCATTAATGCCGCGACTCTGCTGGGCCAGGTGACCCAGACATCGCGTTCCTGTCGCGCAAGCCTAAACACCAGCGTTTCCGCCCGGGCGCGATCGACCAGCGTGCCCTTTTTCTTTTGGATCGCCAGTTGGCGTTCCTGCGCCTGATAGACGGTTAGCGCGGTTCGGGCTTTCAGGTAGGACGAGCTATCAGCGGGGCCGCTGAACGCAGCATCGCCGCCGGTGCTGCGCCGCTGCTGGTCGGGGTCGGTCATATCCGCGCGGCGCACATCAGAAGCGGCTGCATTGATTGAGCCATCACTGTAGACCACCAGACGCCCGGCCTTGCGTGCCTTCTGGATCGCCCCGCGCGAGATGCCGGAATGGGCGGAATACTCGCGCTCGCTCATTCCCTCCATGGCTTTGTTCGCTTTGATTAAAGCAATGATATTGCTTGTTATTCAGTTGATTACACTCGCCACTAGAGCGAATCTGGGTGCAGGAAAACGATGCAACTCACCCAAGGATGACCAAGCCATGACCACCCGCCGCGCCACCGACAATGCCAAAGCCCTCGCAGCCTTCATGACCACCAAAGCCCAGATCGACGCGATGCTGGAACGGCTGCAGGGCCTGAGCGACGACCACTTCAACACCCAACCCGACGAGATCAATTGGGGCGACGTGGGCACCCTGAACCACTATGCCAGCCTCCTGCGCGAGATCACCAACAGCGCCTTCAAGGAGGGCGAATATGCCGAGTGAGGCGACCCCGCCCAGTCCCGGCCCCGCGATGGCGGGGCTTGGCCTCGTAGAAGCGTGCCGCATTCCGCGCGCCGTGAACGCAGAGGCCAACATGATCAAACTGACAGAAACCCAAACCCTGATCCTCAGCGCCGGGGCCCAGCGCCCCGACAACATCGCCCTGCCGTTGCCCAAGGGGCTGGCCGGTGCGGCGGCGAAGATGGTGATTACCAAGATGACCGAATGCGGCTGGTTGCAGGAGGTCGACGCGAACCTGCGCAGGAATGAGCCGCTCTGGCGCGAGACAGGTGATGGCCACGGGACCACGCTTGTGGTGACAGAGGCTGGCCTGCTGGCCATCGGGATCGAGCCGGTGGTCGTCAAGACGGTTGTTGCCATCCGCAATCACGATGCTCAAGCGGCCGCTGCCACGGAGGCCAGTGGTTCACAGCCAAAGCTCCGCGCCGGGACCAAACAGGCCAGCCTGATCGCCATGCTGCGTGCGCCCGAGGGTGCTACGATGGAGGAGATCATGACGGCCACAGGATGGTTGGCGCATACCGCAAGGGGTGCAATGTCGGGCGCCTTGGGCAAGAAACTTGGGCTGATCGTCACTTCCGAGAAAGACGCTCTTCGCGGGCGGGTCTACAAACTCCCTGCCGCATGATGCGCCAGCTTTGGCCCATACGACAAACCAAACCGCCGCCCCAACCGGGCGGCGGCGTTCATTCTGCTAGCCTCTTGGCCTTTAGGTCGGCGAAGGTTTCACCCGTTTCCGCCAGCACGGCATTGGCGCCAGTGAATTGCTGCCAACGCTCAACGGCCACATCGACATAGGCCGGGTTCAACTCGATCCCGAAGCACACCCGGCCTGTGGTTTCCGCCGCGATCAGCGTGGTGCCGGATCCCATGAAGGGTTCAAATACTGCTTGGCCGGGGCTGGAGTTGTTCAGTATCGGACGGCGCATGCATTCGACTGGCTTCTGGGTGCCGTGGACAGTGGCTGCATCCTGGTCCTTGCCCGAGATGTGCCACAGGGTAGTCTGTTTGCGATCCCCGGCCCAGTGGCCCTTGCCGGTCCTTTTGACCGCATACCAGCACGGCTCATGCTGCCAGTGATAGTCACCCCGGCTGAGGACGAGGCGGTCCTTGGCCCAAATGATCTGTGACCGGACATTGAAGCCAGCCGCCACAAGGCTTTCGGCCACAGTCGAGGAATGCAGCGCACCATGCCAGACATAGGCGACGTCGCCGGGAAACAGCGCCCAAGCCTCACGCCAGTCTGCCCGGTCGTCATTTAACACTTTGCCGGTGCGCTTCGTTTTGGCTGCCCCGGCCTGGTTGCGCCAGGACGGGTCGTACTCCACGCCATAAGGCGGGTCGGTCACCATCAGCAGCGGCCGCACATCGCCCAGCAGGCGTCCGACCACATCGGCGGATGTGCTGTCGCCGCAGATCAGCCGATGCGATCCGAGCTGCCACAGATCGCCCGCCATCGAAACCGGCGTAACCGGCGGTTCGGGAATGTCATCCTCACCCTCGACAGCACCACCTTCCAGCTGATCTGGATCGCGCAGCAGCGCGTCCAGATCTTCGTCGGTGATGCCCAGCAGCGACAGGTCGAAATCCTCGGCCAGCAAGCCCGCGATCTCGTCGCGCAGCATCGCCTCATCCCATTCGCCCAGCTCTGTCAGCTTGTTGTCGGCAATCCGGTAAGCACGGCGCTCGGCTTCGTCGAGGTGGCCCAACCGGATCACCGGCACGTCCGTCAGCCCCAACATGGCGGCGGCCAGCACCCGGCCGTGCCCGGCGATCAGCTCGCCATCGTCGGCCACCATGCAGGGCACGGTCCACCCGAACTTTGCCATGCTGGCGGCGATCTTGGCCACTTGGTCGGTGCCGTGGATCTTGGCATTTCGGACATAGGGGCGCAGCCGGTCAATCGGCCAAGTTTCGATCTGGCTCGGCGCAAAGACCAGGTCCATGGGTGGCTCTCTCGGGCAGGCGGACGTGCCGAAGCGCGCCGGGCAATGCCAGAGACACGATCAGGATCCGCGATGTGGGGGGAAAAGAAAGCGCCCGCGAGGGCTATCCTCTGGGCGCAATTCTTCGATGATCAATAGGTAGGTCAAGGGGGGCAGCTTTGTCAATTGGAAAACAGGCTTGGATTCAATGGCTTCCAGGCAGGTGGCTTCCCGTGGCTGGCTTCCGGCTGGGTGGCTTCCGCAAACTGGATTCCCTGGATTCCGCAAAAGAATCCAGCGCGCCAAGATCGCACTTCCGCAACCCTTTGATAATGAGTCGCTTTTTCCGAGATGGAGCGTGAGGTGGCTTCCGCCTGGATTCTCCGGTGAAAGTGCCTGTCGCTAGCGAAATGCCGCGCTGCGCCCCCCCGCATACATTCAGGGCCAGGGAGGAACCATGCCAAGGGGGCGGGTTGCTTGAGCCGTGCAGGAGAATTGCAGATCCGAACGCCGACGCCCAGAGGCTTCGCGTCAAGCGCCGGGTTGGTTATCCAATTTCTTGTTCAGCAGCC